GAAATAAAATTTATGTACGGCAACTCAGTAAATCCAAATATACCTCAATTGAAAAGATGTGTTTTGACTGAGGTTGGAGTAAATTATGCACCAAATGGCACATGGTCAACATTTGATGATGGTACACCAGTTCAAACAACTTTAACTTTAAACTTCAAAGAAATTGAACTTATTGATAGTACAGCGATTGAGGCAGGATACTAAAATGAAATACTTTCAAATGTTACCAAAATTAGCTATTAGTGATACTCAATCAACACAAATAGTTACAAATCTATTAGCCAGAGTTAATATTGTTTCAAGTATGTTGAATGATCCTTTGATTTTCTATACTTATGATATACAAGAGGGTGATACACCAGAAATTATTGCACACAAATATTATGATGACATGGAGAAATTTTGGATTGTTTTAATGTCTAATCAAGCATTTGATCCACAATGGGATTGGCCGTTAACAAGTTCTGTTTTTAATGATTATTTAATTCAAAAATATGGCGAATCACATACGAATGAAATACATCACTATGAAAAAATTGTAACCAAAACAGGCACCACCACAAGAACAGTCACAACCGAAACATTCATTATAGACGAAGATCTTATAATAGTTTAAATGCATCAAGTGAAACATATATAACAAATACAGAACCTGTAATCGTGGATATAACAAAAAGTGCTGTAGATAATTTTGCATATGAATACCTTTCAAATGAATCTAAAAGAAATATAAAGATTTTGAATAAAAATTATGCAGACAGACTTGAAGTTGAATTTCGCAAATTGATGGGTACATAATATGACACCAGGTTCTGGCTATTTTTTCCCACAAGACGCATCAATCAAGGAATTGAGTATCACATCAAGTACCGGTAAAAAAATTGATGTTAGTTATTTGATGGTGGATATGTCATTATTTGAGGACATTTACAGTTTTGTAATGTCTGGTTATGTGAAGCTTAAAGATGGTGTTGGTCTTATAGAAGGATTAAATNTGATGGGTAATGAACTTATTACCATCACTTTTGGTAAAACAAAANATTATCAAAATANTCCTTTGATTTTCAGATTATATTCAATACCAAAGAGAGATCCAGTTGGTAACCANTNTTTAGAATTTATTACATTGTATTTTTGTTCTGAAGAATTGGTTTTATCCGAACAAACAAAGATGACAAAATCATATAAAGGTATGCAAATATCGGAGATGATAGATGATATTATGAAAACTGGTTTGGGAATACCACTAGAAAAAAGAAATAAAATATATCCAACAATTGGAGTTTATAATATAATTCTACCAACAATTAAACCGTTGGAAGCTATCAGTTGGTTGTCAAATTACGCTAGGCCGAGAGCAAGTAATGGCAATACAAAGTTGGCAGATATGTTGTTCTTTCAAACAAAAGATGGATTCTTTTTTAAATCACTTGCTTCAATGTATGAAGATAATGTTTATAGAACTTACAAATACCAACAACAGAACATAAGAACAGAACTTGAACCAGCATCAGAAGATGTAATTTCTATACTTGATTATCAGTTCGTAAAGGCCTTTGATACATTAAGAGAAATAAGTTCAGGTACATTTACTAATAGATTGATTTCTTTGGATCCATTAACAAGAACAGTTACCTCAACAGTGTTTGATTATAAAAATGACATTAAAACAACTTTAAATCCTATCAGTCCTTTGATAACAGAACAAAACAGATTAGGTGTAACTGAAAACAAAGCATATAATGGCTGTTTAAAAATGGGTGTATCTAATGCAGGTCAACAGTTAAAATCTTACATTCCTAGGGGTGCTGTTTCACCAGATATATTCTTGGAAGCATTCGTACCCAATAGAACAGCACAACTTTCTTTGTCTAACTATACAGTTGTGAAAATTCGAATTCCTGGTGATCCATTTGTAACTGCTGGAAAAGTTGTTAATTTCAATCTACCATCTTTGACTGGTGAAAAGGGAATGGATAAATTATATTCAGGTAAATATTTGGTAACCGCTGTAAGGCATTTATTCCAAGGACAACCTACAACTTATCAAACAGTTTTGGAATTGGCTAAAGAAAGTACACCTCAAGGATGATATTATAATGCAAAATTTTTTAGGAACAGATGGTTTTATTTGGTGGATGGGTACAGTAGAAAATAGAATGGATCCACTTGGGTTGGGTCGATGTCAAGTTCGTATATTTGGATGGCACACAGATGGCACCAATTCTCCAGAAATGACAATACCAATTGAGGATTTACCATGGGCCGTGCCTATATTACCACTAAATGCTCGCAACACATTCTCTGTACCTGAGTTACAAGATTGGGTAGTAGGATTCTTTATGGACGGTTCGTCTGGCCAGTTTCCCATAATGATGGGTGTTCTTCCTGCATATGCGGCTGAAACAAATCCTTATGGTACTTCCACAGCTTCCGGAGTATAATCATGCAAATGACAAAAGAAACATCAGTAAATTTGGGCAGTTATGAATTAATTAATTTTAGATATGTAGAAACACTTCCGCCAAATTCACCATTTTCACAATTATCAAACAAAAGTGGAGTACAAACAACACCACAATTGGCCAGAGGTTTTTTACCAGGTTCGGCCATAGATTTGTTAAACAATAATTTGGCTCACGCTTGTGACTTCAAATTTATCTTTAATTTTGATTTTGATTTATTACTTGGTCTTACAAATCCAATAACTGCAATCACAAATGCAATTAAAAATGCAAAAATGAATGCAACAAATATGCTTCGTAGCTTGGTCAAAAAGGCCATGGATGCTATAAGAGCAGTTATTGATGCAATACTTGAGGTGATATCATTTGATCCAAGTGGTGTGTTTTCTTATTATTGGTCTTTGGGTAAAAGTATAGTATTAGATATCAATGAACTTATAAAAGAAATTGCTGAAGCAGTTGAAATTGTTTTGACATGGGTATTTTTTATACAACAAATACAACAATTGATTGCATGGATTAACTCACTACCTGATAAATTTAAAGCTATGTTACAGCAGTGTATTAATAACTTTAAAGCAGCATTAAATACAGCAGCAAATACTATAAAATCAATACCAGAACAAATAGGAAATCTATCAAAAGCACAACTGAACAGTATTGCTTCCGAATTCACAGCAGCTGGTAACCAACTTATGGATGCTGCAAAAACGACACAAACATCTTCTGATATTCCAGCTGGTGTTGTGGCCGCACTAAGTGATACCGATCCAACAACTGTTTCTGGTGCGTTTCAAGAACACCTAGATACTATAACAAAAACTTATACTGAAATAACAGCAAATTCAGTAAGTTTAGGAACCAGTCCGTAAAGGGAATATTATAATGGCAGACACACCACCAGACATAACCACAACACAATCTAGTATAATAACTCAGATAACAAAAACATCAGTATCTTCATCTGGTGATAATACGACTGTTCAACCTAAACCAGATTTTATAGCTGCATGGAGTGAACCAGAATCAGCTGCAACGTTAGATAATCCACCAGTATATCCTTACAATAATATTACACAAACCATAGGCGGACATTCTTTTGAGATGGACGATACACCTACAAGAGAGCGTATTCGTTTACAACATAGATTAGGAACTTTCTTGGAAATGCATCCTAATGGTGACCAGGTACACAAAATTGTTGGTGATGGATACACAATTACACTAGGTGACCATAATATTGCCATTGGTGTTGATGATGGCAATAATGCCAAAAAATTGAATATTACCGTTTATGGTGATGTTAATATGCATGTTACCGGTGATAAACATGAAATGATTGATGGTAATTATACTCAACATATCAAAGGCAATTACAACCAAACAATAAATGGTCTTACTACAATTACAGGCCTTGGTGATGTAAGGTTAATTGCAGGAACAACTCCTTTACATACCTTTAAGGTAGAAACAGGAAGAATCAAACTCAAAGGTGATTTGGATGTTTCGGGTCTAATAATGGCAAAAATAATAACATCAAAAACCAGAGTTGATGCAGGAACTGGTGTAAGTGCGGGTCGAGATGGATTTGTTACTGTGCTTGGAGGATTATCTATTGGAATTCCGTATGCTGCAAGCTTGCAAATTAATTGTATAGGATCAATTACCTCTTTTATAAGTATGACTGCGCCGATGATGACTTCCATAACAAATGGTTCAATTATTGGAAGTGACATTGTTAATAGAATATTGAGGTCACTACACATACATCCAACACCAGAAGGTCCAAGTGGTACCGAATCAATCACCGAAATCAATGTATAATTTAGTATGATAGGAATAATATGAGTAGTATATACGGAAGAATGGGGTTTGATGGATCAAATCCAATAGCAGACATTGCTGTAAAGCCATTGGATGATAGCGTCATGAAGCAAATGAAGATGATGCCGCCATTTTTAAATACCTGGCAAACAAAAGATGTTGCAGAAGCAAATACTGGAGGATATTTTCAGAATCCAGTGGCCACCACAATAATTAATGTAAATACTACTGCCAATACAATGAGTCAGATGGCAAATGATACTCCATTAACTGGAACCACAGGCACTATCACAACCTTTTTGTCAAATACAAAAAATACTGCAATACTTATTAGTTATTCTAATACCGCATTAAGTATCATTTCAGAATGTGATAACTTTACCTATATTACCAATCGTTTATCCAATATGGTTAGTATGGGAACAGATACTACTACACCACACTATCAATTAGCGATAGGATATGGTAAAATGATGTCATATATTTCTTACCAATCTGATGGAGTGCAAAATAATTCACCTATTATGGGTTGTTTTACTAGCCTTTATACAGCAAACACATTAAATTCATTGATTGCAAATACAACCCCTTTATTGACCACACTGACTAATAGTTTGACTGGAAACAACTCATCCATAAGCCTAACAGATGCTCAAAGTTTAGACAGTAATATGGCTAAAATTTATAGCACAATGTATAGATGTAGAACAAGTGATACCTCTTTTTATCAGAATTGTGCTGCTGTTTTTGCTGATTATTCTGTAGCTACCCAATTTAATGGGGCCGGACAATCAGAAAATCAGTTAATACAAGAAGTGATAGGATCACCTAAATTGCTTGAAAGGTTGAATGCAAATACCTAAAATTCGAATTTTTGCGTTCCGGCCTAAGAATTTTCTCCCACAGCTTCGAAATTCCAAAAAAGCGTTTTACTTTTAGACATAAATAAAGAATGGCAACCTTACAAAAAATATACTCAGACATAGACTTCTCGTTCACCAAAAAACCGGTGTCGAGTGATGTTGCGCTGAGTTATGATGCACAGGCGGTTATACGCTCTATAAGAAACTTATTGTTGACAAATCACTATGAAAGACTATGGAACCCCGATTTAGGTTCAAATCTTAATACTTTGTTGTTTGAATTGATGACACCAATGACGGCTGAATCTCTGAAGCGTGAAATAAAAACAATTATACAAAATTATGAACCAAGAGCTTCTTTAAATGAAATAATAGTCACACCGTTACCAGATAAAAATGCATATAATCTTTATTTAAGTTTTTTCTTGGAAAATGCAACAATACCAACAACAGTAACACTCCTTTTAGAGAGAAATAGATAAAATGGCTGGTGCTAATTCAAATATTAAAATAACAGACTTGGACTTTACCACAATAAAGAACAATCTAAAAACCTATTTACAATCTCAAGACACTCTAAAAGATTACAACTATGATGGTTCTGCATTAAACATTCTTTTAGATGTTTTGGCATATAACACGCAATATAATGCATATTACTTGAATATGGTTGCCAATGAAATGTTCTTGGACACTGCATTGGTCAGAAATTCAGTGGTTTCACAAGCAAAATTATTGGGATACACACCAAAGTCAGCAGTGGCACCACAGGCTGTGATAAATTTGTCAGTGACGGTGTATAATCCTAATGAACAATTCTTGAATATGCCAAAATATACAAATTTTCTATCAGAAGCTGTTGATGGAATACATTATACATTCACAACAGTAGATTCAGTTACAGTTCCAGTAAACAATCAAGAAGCATTCTTTACTAATGTTACCATTAAACAAGGTACACCAGCAACATATTCATATTTGGTAGATTCAACAACTAATCCTAATTATACCTTTAAAATAACAGACACTAATGTAGATACCTCCACATTGGAA